CTATAGCACTAGAGGGAGACCCTGTAACAGTAAAATTAGCTTTAGCATCTACGTCAAAGAAATTGTTAGGCGTAGCAGCTGCATTAACTCCGTTAAAAGCTATGTTGGCATCAGCTAAACTATCTACTGTATTCGCTGTAAGATTTGCTGTAACAGAGGACTGTGTTGTGTTAGCCACACCCTTAGATACAATATCATTAATAGTAATATTAGAGAGTATGCTCGCAACGGTTGCAGCTGCTTCAGCATCAAACAATATTGCATTAGCACTAACTGCGGAAACACTAGGGACAATAAAAGAACCCTGCGCATCAAAGAGTAAGCTACCTGCAGTAGACTGTCCTATTGATGAAGTCAGAAAGGCTCTAGCCAAAAGAGAGGAAGTAGATTGACTTATAGGTGTCTCAGAAAATGCTGTAAAACCTAACATTGTACTTCCTTACTCAGGCTTAGTGGGCCATGTAATATCGTGTGGAAAGTTAGATTGCTGCGGTACATCTAGTAATGCTTGACGGTATGTAGCCCACTCAGCTTGGGTAGCAGCATCAAGTGAAGCCCAGCGCAGAGCGTTACCTGCAATAGCATCTACTTCCTCAAGTAGCATATTTCGTTCACGACGATAAGGCTCAGACATATCCCAAGCCCCGTTGATATATTGCGCACTTCCAACTTCAGGGGCGATGTCTACTTCAACCCAAGTACTTTGTATTTCGGGATCATGAGGGTTGTCGTATGCACCCATTAAAAAGCCAGAAGAATCAACAAAGTAGTGAAAAGTCATGTAATTGATTCCTTCTTTATATAAACAAGTTTAATCGGACGTGAAAGTACGTGCTAAGAGTCTGAGAAGTAGTAGACTGGCTGTCCTGTCGTCTAATTAGAATACCTGAGTCCAACATAGCCAGTTTGACTGTTGTGCTAGTCGGCTGTAGAACAATCTGCCCCCAGTTTGAGTACCTCTCACCCATATTAAATAATGTGTCACCTACGGCATATCCGTAAATAGGGGATACACACACGTACTCTACACTAAAGGTTTTTGGAGCTACTCCAAGGTTATGGGTTAAAGAGTAAGTTGTGTCTTTAGCCCAAGCTATTGTACTGGACGTCCAAGAGTTCGTCCCGGAGGTCCATATCAGCTGAGCACCTACATTTGAGAAATACCCACCAGCGTAAGCAAAAGGAGCACCAACAGTAAACTCTATGTAAGTGCCGTAATCAGTGTAACCCGTTATATTAAACGTAGCCCAGTGCTCTTGGCTGTAAACATAGCTAATCTGACCGTTTGACTGACCTAATCGTATTAGTGAATCTTTACGGAGGTTAGCGGCCTCTCCTGTACCAGAATAAGCCATACGAATATAACTGGGGGTGGTTTGCGAGTGGTAAACCCAAAGACCGCTAGTTATCCGCCCTGTATCAGCTGCGTTCCTAATGTAAATTTGACCTGCAGTTTCAGGGGTGGTATCTGTAGATTCAGGCACTCCATATGCTACAGATTCACCGCCTGTGGGGGTAGCATTTACACCAGCTGGTCCCTGTAGGGCCGCATTAGTAATTGTTTGCTTTTCCCAAGTACCCGCAGAAACATCATAAACGGGTATCAAATCAGAACCCGTAGCATCCGTTCCTGTAGGAAGGCCCGTAAGAGGCGTAGATATATTCAAACCTGTTAAAGCAGAACCGTCACCATGAAAGCTAGGGGCATGGATAGGTTCAGTAGAAGTGATCTGTGAGTTGTTTACCTCAAGACGTTCTGCACCACCTGTAACAACACGCCATTGGTCTGCTGCGTGGAACTGCATGTAAGTGTCGGTGTCGGCTTCATGAAAGATTTGGTCAACGCCGTAAATGTCGTTGTTATTCATGTCTAAGTAGTGGCTGTTCATTTGGATGTTAGCAGCCACCCAAATATCTGAACTATTGACCTCAAGACGCTCTGTACCACCGCAAACAACACGCCACTGATCGGCAGCATGAAACTCCGTATAAGTGTCAGTGTCACCATTATGAACGATTTTGTCATCAACGTAGAGAGTACCGGATACATCAACACCATCAGAAAGGGTGCCAAGGCGCAGAACGTTATTATGGTAGAGCTTAACTGCACCGTTTTCTGCCATCAGCACAGCCCACTCGCTGTTCTCATCATCATAAAAACCAGCCTCTGCGCCATCAGTCATAAACGACCAACGACCCTCGTTTGAGCTATTGCGAATTTGCAAGCCAGCCCAGCTAGAAGTTGATGATGTAATTTGCAGCAAGTCTGCACGGTCTGAGCTTTCTGCAAGATTTACTTGAGAGCCAATGTTAATGCCCGTTACAGAGGGTGTCGCAGGTAAGCTATAGTTGTTAGCATTGGCGGCTATACCATCTAATTTTGTCCCGTCTACTGATACATTACGTCCATCCACTGTTCCACTAACTGCTATATTAGGCACATTTAAAGTAGCAGTAGAACCTGTAAAGGTAATACTAGTGTGGGAGTAAGCGTTGTTTGCACCAATTCTAAAGTACACAGGGTAAGTGCCACTAAAGACTGTTCCGTTTTCTACTATTGTACCTGTGTTAGTTGTGTAACCATTAGGGTTGCTTGCAGGGTAGTAGTAGCTACCGTGTTCCCCATCCAAGAGATCAGCATCTAAGTTACTACCAGAGCCGTCATTGCCAGATGTCCAGATAGTCTGCCATCCAGCCCAAGCACTATCAGATGTAGCATATCTAAACTTTATGCCACCTGAGCCTGTAAACGCAATCTGTTGTTGTCTGTGAGTGTCATTGTAAGTAGACCAAGGGCTAACTGTTTGTAGGACATGCCATGAGTCGCCACCTGCACCTGTATCCGCATTATTTTGAAAGTCAAAACTTACATATCTATCAGGATAATAGCTAGGTGCTCTTGCTGCGCCACGAGTGTCTGGGATAAATACTTGACTATGGCTATGACTGTCATCCGCTACAGTAACACTCAGCGTAGCATTGGCTGAACCATCCCAAGAGACAGACCCTGAAGCGTCACCACTTAGAGAGAGGGTGCGTGCAGTGGTCCATTTGTCAGCGTTGGGGTGATACGCATCATTGAATACACGCTGTAGGCCAGAACCTTCATCTACTTTAAAAGCTCCGTTGATTTGCTTTTGAATATCCCAGTTGCCCCAATTTGCATCTAAGAAACCGTAATGAGAACCGTCACCGTATACATTAAAACCAAAAGTACCGTCACTTTCGTGCATGGCAAAACCTACAGCCGTGCCGCCGCTATTTATCCTAAAGTTGTTATTACTGTCTTCCCAGCCTGTTGTACCTGCATTGTTGTACGAGGTGAAATATTTATTACCCTGCACACCATCCAACAAATCAGCGTCTAGGCCAGAGCCAGAGCCATCGTTGCCAGCGTTCCAGACTTTACTATTATTGACATATAGCTCTTTGTTAAAGTAAAAGTTCGGTCTGTCTGTGTAGATATGCGCCCAAGTTGTGTTAGCAGGGCCAAACTCAATGTAACCGCTAGTGGTGGATACCCTTGTCCAAGCGCCAGAGCTGACTATACCTTTGTTACTACCTACGAGTAGGTTGTTACCTAAGGTCAAGTTTGTGGATACACCAGCAGTACCGTTTACGTCTAGGTTATAAGTAGTCCTTCTGGTAGTATCAGACTCGCCATAACCTACAGCAATATTATTAGCTACGTTTAGAACGCCATCTGTAGTAAGCGCCATAGCACCTTGGGCGTCGGTATGAGTGCTATCCCCCCACCAGAAACCTCTAGCATTATCACTATTCATCTGGAACGACATAGCATAGTTATTGTTCAGGCCACCGAACGTATAACCGCTTTTCATGCCTATGCCGTAAGTTGTGTCACTCCAGACACTTAACTTAACACGTTGCGTGGAAGTACCTGTGTATAAGTTGCCACCATTAACCGTGAAGTCACCATCAGAGTGGTTATGGTTGTGGCTGTCATCCGCTACAGCAACACTCAGTGTAGCATTACCAGAGCCATCCCAAGAAACAGAACCAGATGCGTCACCAGAGAGTGATAAGGTACGAGCAGTGGTCCACTTGTCTGCATTGGGGTGATAACCATCGTGGAAGACGTTATTACCACCAACCTTTAGGCCAGTAAAGTCTGTATAAGCTCCGCTTCTAGGGCCGTGAGCAATCAAAGCACCAGTGGCGTTAGCGTCATGCCCCCACATGCCCCATTCGCCATTGCCAATTTGGCTTAAGCCTGTCCAGCTATTACCCATTGCAGTGGTTACAGAAGTACCACCACCACGGTAGCCTAGAGACATACCATAGGCATCTGCAGCAGAAGTTGTACTATTATGTTCACGGAACATAATTCTACCAGAGCCTTCACCGCTACTGTCAGTATTACCTTCAATGGTTAGGAATGCGCCATTTGTATTTTGACCGTTGCCTGCATTCCCAAACTCAAGAACACGACCTGCATATACGTCACTGATGTCGCTTCTCAAGAAACGGCTATCAGCTTCACTCTCAGTATAGTAACGACCATCATGAGTATGACTATCATTCGCTACAGTAACACTTAGCGAAGCATTAGCGCTACCGTCCCAGCTTACACTACCAGATGCGTCACCGGAGAGTGACAACGTTCTAGCGGTAGTCCACTTATCAGCATTAGGGTGGTAGTTGTCATGGAATATGTTTACGAGGGTGCCTGATGCGCCTACACGATAATGCAATACCCCTGTGTTAGTGAAACCCATACGAGCAAGCTCGCCAGTGCTATTGGCATACTTAATGACGGAATAATAGTCACCATCACTTCTATTAACGGTAAGTTGATCTGCGTAACCACTAGAACTCAATGTAAGAGTGCCAGTCATAGTATCGCCAGTGACATTCACAAAACGTGAGTCTGCCTCTGTCTCAGTATAGTAACGACCATCAAGGTTAGTAGAAGCAATACCTGTGATATGCCCATACGTATCAAGAGTAATATCTTGAATGACTGTGCCATCAGAGTTGTTCACAGATGCTTGGGTGGATGTGTCAGCGTGTGACAGAGTACGGCTAGATTTGCTTAGACCACTACCTGCTTCTGTAATGATTGTAGAACCAGCAGAAGTAGCATATGCGTTAGTAGATACTACTATTTCGTAGGCAGTCTGATTGCCCCCACCACGAATATATACAGGCAGACCTGATTTAGCAGAAACATAAGTTGCGCCATCAGCCGTACCTGAGATTATCATGTAGTCGTTGCTACCCGACTGATAGGATGTTTTCATACCTACATAATCAGTAGAGGTACTATACGCATCGTCACCTAGTATTAGGTTGCCGCCATCCGCACGAATATCATTGAATGTAACATTAGCTGTAGTTCCTACATCCTGACCAATAGAAACAGTGTCAGCATTGACAGTAACACCTGTGCCAGCACCTACGTTAAGCGTTCTATTAGCTGTTAAGTCTCCACCACCAGTAAGACCATCACCTGCAGTAATAGTACGAGAAGTAGGTGTCTTGCCATTAAGTGCAGTCTGTAGTCCATCTACGTTAGATATAACGTGTGAGTGTGAATCATCCTGTACAACAGCTGTGATGCTGATATTACCTGTACCATCAAAGTTGGCGTTACCTGTCACGTCACCCGAAAGAGCAATGTTACGTGCTGTGGCAAGCTTAGTAGCTGTACCCGCATTACCTGTCACGTCACCAGTGACGTTACCTGTTACGTTACCAATAATAGCTGCTGTGACTTGGTTGAATGTGACATTAGCTGTAGTTCCTACATCCTGCCCAATAGCAAATGTAGTACCTGTAAGAGAAAGCCCTGTACCAGCGGAATACACAGCAGTCTCAGCGATAACAGTAAACGTAATGTCTGTAGTACCAAAGGTAATAGTACCTGCAGTATTCATCACATACAGTTCACCAGCGCCTGTAGCACCTTCTTTAACGAAGTAGGCATCACCTTCACCTAATGCGTTAGGATCAGATGCACCATAGCTGTCAGCGTCTGTAGCACGAGTAAGTACCCAGTTAGTACTACCGCTACCTACAGTAGTAACAGTGTAAATACCATTCTGAGTAGCATCTGTTTGTTCATATACAAGTACACGATCACCAGAGCTAAGAGCTACACCATCAATAGTAATAGCTTCCTGTGTACCAGCATTAGTAAGAGTAGCACCTACCCCTGATGCACCATTGTTATACGTAACAGTTAGGTTAAGAGGAGCCTCAACACGTACAGGCGTGTGATAGTGAATACCTGCAGCAGCAATAGTATCTACATACTCTTTTGTTGCAGCCCCAAGTGCAACAGTAGGATCACCATTAAGGATAAGATTACCCGTCATGGTTCCGCCAGACTTCATCAATGCACCAGCAGCAGCTACGTTAATAGCGTCTGTTACATCCGCATTCTGTTCTACTGTATCTAGTTTTGAACCGTCTGTTGCAACATCACGTCCATCAACAGTACCTGTAACTGTAATGTTAGCAAAGTCTACATCATCACCTGCAAGTGCAGCATGTGCAGCAGGGTATGTCATAAACACATCTTTAGAACCTGCAGAGAAGTCCTCAGCAGATGTACCATTAGAGCCAGCTAAGACAGTAGTACGGGTAAGAGTGTTACCTGTGTTCCATGTACCTAGTCCTACTTCCCACTCATCAACACCGGAGGAGGTGTGCACAATAGCGTAGTAAGTAGTATCACCGTTAGTCATGTAGGACTGGAAAGTGTCAAAGGTAGCAAGAGAACCACTAAGAGTAATAGCTCCTGTACCTGTAGAGGTTGTACCTTCTTTGACACGATCTTTGATGATAAACGCCATTGTGCAATAACCTTTTAGTTAGTTTAGCTGATACGGATTACAGCGTTAGAAGCGTCTGCTGTTGGGAATACAACAGTGAAATCACCGCTAGTAGAAGTAACAGTAGTACCAAAGTCAAATACTGCAATAGCAGCGTTACCTTGAGATGCGTTGTAAATGATTGCACCGTCAGCGGATATAGTAAGGTTAGCAAAAACTTCATCTGCGAAGTCAACAATAGCCGTGCTACCTGTTAGTGTGATTACAGCAGAATCTAGTTCTTGACCGCCTGCTGAATAGTTTGTACCTACTGCCTCATCTGATCCGCTTGTAACGTCAGAGTAGTTCGTAGTAGCGGCACCATATGTACCAGTAGGAGAAGCTTTGATAAGAGCCACTTTGAGTGTATCTGTATCCAGATCGTGAACACCCCCAAGAAGCTCTTGCTTGAAGCTGTTGCACATTGCAGTTGTAATAGCCATCTTGAGATGTCCCTTTTATATGTGAAGAAAGCACAAAGGGGCCAGCACGAAGCCAGCCCCAGTGTTATGCCTATTAGGCAGCGTTGTAGTTAGCAACAATAAGAGCCTCTGGACGCAGGATCTTGCGACCATAGAGGTGCATACCACGAACGATGTCAGCAAAGCTGTCTGGGTCACGGTAGTTCTCTACTTTGTTGATTTGCTCAGCAGAAGCAACAGCCTCGTCCTGACCAGCAACAACTACACCGTAGTTAGTAGACTGTGCAGTTGTACCGTTAGTACCAGCACCTGTACCCAAGTAAGGCAGGTTGTTGGATACGTAGATACGGAAGCCGTGCAGGTTGTTGAGAACCAAACCGTTCATCAAGCCTGAGCCACCGAAGTCTGCGTTCAGTACACGAGAGTCTTCGTCTTTCAGCATCTCAACAAAGATTGGATCAACAACCATCCAGCGACCACGTGCGTCAACGTTTTGTACGTCAAGCTTACGAGCCATACGTGCAACCACAGTCAAAGGAGAAACAGTTGTCGCAGACAATGCTGTTGCACCTGGGAGGCGTGGAGCGAGTGGGATGGAGTCACCTGCAGTAGCTGTAGCCGAAATGGTCAAGTTACCGAAGTCAGTTGCGTCCAGTTTGTTGGTTGCCAACAGTTCGTCAGTACCAGCAGCAGCATTGGCTTTATCGCCAGAAGCTGTTGTGTTGACGGCCCAAGAGCCTGCACCACCAGCGTAACCAGACAAGTAACCCAAGCATTCTTCATCCATGGCGTCTGCCATTTTATAGGCTGCACGGTTGGC